GACCGCGGTTGATTTCGTCAAGGAAGAGACAGAACGGCTTGCTATCGTCCCACCAAGCGGGCGGCAGGAAGTCCATTCGCTCGGTTTTCTTGCCGTTCGCGAGAGTGATTTCACGCTTGTAGGGGAGACCGGTAATATCGCCGGGGTCGCTCATCTGACCAAGGAAAAGCGTAACGACGTTATATCCCTTTTCCTTGTAGAACTCAGTAACGATTTGCGACTTGCCGATACCGTGGTCACCCAGCAGCAGGATATTCCTGTCAGTCGGAGTAATCTTCAGTGCGTGGCGAAGTCCGGCAATCGACAAGCGAGTGAAGTTAACATTAGCCATATTTCAGTTTATCCTTTCCCTTTCGGGTCTTGAAACTTTGAAACTCTTTCCTTATCTTGATATGTCAAAGATAGAAAACACAAGCCGAATTTCAAGACCCCCAATGTAAAACAAATTGTAAAACCGACACGGGCCCATAGAAACGGGTCTAAAAAATCTAAAATCCAATATGCTTAATTTGTGTAAACAAACCATATTACAATGTTGTATCTCAAAACAATTAAACACATTGACTATATCTGTTTGCGCATATACAAAAAGGACAAGTGCAAATTTGCACCCGTCCTCTTTGGCGAATTTTTCGCTCGTTTATTCTAGCAATCGCGTTTTCCCTCATAGACATATTTAAGAGTGGGGAAACGCAAACTGTAGGTTCCGTCCTGATTTCGGGACTCCGCAAAATACTTCACGCAGATTTCGTTTCCAATAATCTTGCTAGGATCATTCTTCCACTCAATCCGCTGCTCCTTGGTCATACCCGAACCGACGCGGACTTCGTTGCCCTTGTATTCGATGACCAATGCGGTCACCCCTACATACTTTTTCATTCCCTTGCCGGATTCCTGAAACACAAGTTCACCGATTTCCACGTCCTTGACTTCGGCTTCAAAGTCGCTGAAACTCTTGACCTTCATCAGGTCACGGGTCCTTTCGCCGCGATATTCGGTGTCCTTGCGGAGCATAAGTCCTTCCCACCCATACTTTGAAACATCAGAAAGTTTGGATTGGAAATTCTCTTCGTTGTATTTCGTTTGAGCTAGAACACGAACGGTTTGACGAGGATTTGCACTAAAAATTTTTGAGAGTTTCTTTTGACGTTCGCTCAGATTTTCTCCACCACGGCCCTCTTCAAAAACATCCAGCGGTATCATATCAAACACCATATACACAGGATTTTCTATGGTATGATTTTTCTTACGGGCTTCTTTCATAATGGATTGGAAATCTTCGTTCCCGTCCTCGTCCATAATACAAAGTTCACCATCCAATACCACATCCGACAAATTCAAGGTGTCCAAGTCCTTTTTCAGATTATCCAACGTAGTAATCTGCTTGTTTCCTCGGGACCAGAAACTCCATTCGCCCCCCTCGTTCTTCGCAATGCAACGCATGCCGTCAAGTTTCCGCGAGATATACCAAGTCCCTTCTTCCAAAAGACTCTGATACTTCGGCTCAAACTTCTGTGCAAGGGCGACCGAAATTTTATCGTCCAAAATATCAGGATAAATCTTCTTGATGGTCGTGGACGAAACACCAACCTTCAAGTCCTTGTTCAAAAGACATTCAAAAGGACGGGTTTCGCTTTTGTCCAATCGGGAATAAATCTTCTCCACCGCTTCCACGGCGGCATTGCCGGTGATTTTCCGTGAAGCCAAATCACCCAACAGCTTATAGATTTCCTTTGAGCAAGATTCAAATGTTTCGTGCCCTTTGGACTTCTTTTCGTATTTCTTGACGTAATACTTCGATTCGGAAAAAACATACTTCAGGAACTTTCGCCATGCGGCCGTGTCCATTTTCTTCAGTGCCGCTTCCTTGTTGATGTTCCCAGCAGTCTTTTCAAGGGTTTCAATGTTCTTTGCAATGCTTCCCATTCTCATTCCTTTTCTTTATTTAGTTTGTCAAGACCTATACATCATAAACAAGGCCACGTTCCATAGAACGAGCCAAATGACAGCGAGGGCTATCAAAATCGCCATCTCGTATCTTTTGTATTTCATAGATATATGATGTAATAAAAACGAATGAAGCGTGCTCTCTCGCGGTTCCTAATGGGAACTCGGCCCCGCAAATCGTCTCTTTGTTTTCTCTCCAAAGTGCGAACTAATTGAACACGCTTCAGGCCGATAATTTAATGGGTGAAGAAGGATTCGAACCTCCGTTGTTTACCCGAAGGGAAGGGATTTACAGTCCCTCGCTACACCGCCATCGTAGCCGTTCACCCGAATTTCCGTCGCCCTATGGTATGTTTATTACCATATGACTTTGGCGTCCTAGACAACTATCCTGGGTCACGGAAAAACGACCCACCCGTTCACGACAACTCGATTCCAACGGGTCTCCACTTGCTACCGAGTATCAGTGGAGCTGTTTTTAAACCTCCGCACCCCCGTAGCCTATGTAGCAATCATTTCTCTACTTTGACTAACTACGGAGTGCGGATTTTCTGCAATTACAAGTATATTGCAATTCTTACCGATATACGGCGTAAACAGGTCTAGATAGATTTGAACTACCAACCTTTGGCTTTGGTGGCCACTGCTCTACCAGTTGAGCTATAGACCTATAATGTGTTATCTATTCCTCCATCCGGAAAATCGGCGACCCGTATCTTCAAGTAGTGACCATCCTATGCGATGGTAGAGTGCTTGAAGGCGGCGACTTCTCGATAACACATTTTAACTGCTCGGGCAGGGTTCGAACCTGCGATCTTCTGATTAACAATCAGACGTGAATACCCGCTTCACCACCGAGCAATGAATTATTTATATAGGAGCCGAGGGAGTTGAACCCAATGTGGGCACCGCATCTCGATTTATTATGCCCAACCGCTTATAAGACGGCTGAGATGTGCGGCTCCTAAAAATTGCTCTAGCTGGACTTGAACCAACGACCTCTTGAATCAAAATCAAGCGTGCTACCAACTACACCATAGAGCATTGTTATCTCTTTTCTATATCCAAATTATAGAATTGTTCTTAAAAAGTGTCTCCAAATTTTTTGTCAGTTTTCTGTGAATTTTTTATGTAAAGCGCACAACGAGATTTGAACTCGTATATTTGCCGTGGAAGGGCAACATTCTACCTGATTAAATTATGTGCGCTAGTTTTATTTATGATAAATCCAACCGCCATTACCTAATTACAAATCATGTGTCTTAATCGTTAGACGATACACGCAAAAGTAATAGCGGAGACAGGATTCGAACCTGTGTTCTTTTGGTTATGGGCCAAACGAGATACCACTTCTCCACTCCGCAATTTCTATTAGAGGCGGCTGTGTGCCTCGAACACACGACCTATGTCTTACAAGGACATTGCTCTACCAACTGAGCTAAGCCGCCTATTGTTTTTATCAGGTCCCTTTGGAATCCAAGTTATACCAAAGGATGTTTCTATTCAAATACCTTTCTATATTCCTCGGGAACATCCTTCAACCATTCGCCATAGACAATACTCATAGCGGATATGCCAGCCCAACCTTGCGAGCCCTTTGTTTCCAACCCAAAGTCTTTGACAACATCCTCTCTCAATCCGTTCTTTGCCATTCTGTCTTTCTTTCTAGTTGCAAATGAAGCCAAAGGAGCGTCGGTGATCTTGTTCACTTTGTCGTCAAAAACAAACGGGGTGTTGCCAATTCTAGTCATGTTCTGCGACATCTTGTTCAAATGGAAATCACCCAATTCCCTCTTGTCGCCTTTCTTTATCCACACACAAGTTTCATTCGTTCCCACCAATTCGGGGTTCTTTCCCGCCATCTTGATTAGAAACGCGTCCTGTTCCCATAGAGTTGAAAGGGCTTCCATTCTTTGATAGAATTTGGGGTCGTTCGGCAAGTTAACCACAAAAAAGGATTCTTCAGCCGATTCAACCTGTTCACCCGTTTTTGCAACGGTTTCCAACCAACTACCAAATACGTCAGTGGAGCCATATCCAAGAGATAACACCGCGGCTTTCAGCTTTTTGTTTCGTTCCCTATTTTGCGACTTGTTCAGGGGTTTACCATTCTTGTCGAAATTCCTGAAAGCGGAAATCAAAGCCACATCATAATCTTGCATTTGTTTCCACAATCTAGTCCACGATGACTCTGTAATATAATGTTCAAGAAACCCCATAATGACATCCCTCTATTCGTTGGATATTACCACACGATTATTTATATTAAAGGAGGTAGTAGGATTCGAACCTACGAGGGCTATTAACCCCAACGGTTTTCAAGACCGTCGCCATCATCCTCTCGGCCATACCTCCGTATTCTAATGAGGTGATAGGATTCGAACCTACGGGAGTTTTACCTCCAACGACATAGCAAATCGCCGCCTTAAACCGCTCGGCCACACCTCAGTGAATATCACTCATTGAGGTAGTAGGATTCGAACCTACGAGGGTTATTAGCCCCAACGGTTTTCGAGACCGTCGCCATCAACCACTCGGCCATACCTCAGTGATAATCGGAGACCCGGGTCCCGCCCCCGGAACTACCTGCTCCCAAAGCAGGCCGTCTACTAATTGACGTAGTCTCCGTTATTATATGTATATCGGGAGCGGTTGGATTCGAACCAACGAACTTTTGATTTAAGGCGTCCCTCTCAAAAGTCCTGCACCTAATTGCCGCCCCGTTATTCTCTAATGTTCTCCTTGTTAATATGGGCTGCGTGGGATTTGAACCCACATGTCATTATAGACAAAGGATTTTAAGTCCTCAGCGTATACCAGTTCCGCCAGCAACCCAATTTAATACCTGCGGTAGGATTCGAACCCACACTGATCTGATCCTAAGTCAGACGACTCTACCTAATTGGTCTACGCAGGCATAATACCGGAAGAGGGACTTGAACCCTCACGGCCTTGCGGCCAACGGATTTTGAGTCCGTCGCGTCTACCAGTTCCGCCATTCCGGCTCTTTCAAATGTCTTAAGCCCAATTTAATTTTTCGTGAACTCCGCGTCAGTCAATTTTACATGAATTTTTCACCAGTTTTGCAATGATTTCGGACGCCTTGAATATATCCTTTGACCTGCTCTTCATATCGTCCTTATCGGAAATGGAGATACCTTCCAACTTATTATAATACCCGCCTTGTTCAATGGAAACTTCATAATTGAACGTCTGCCCCTTGGCCAATTCCTGAGGACTACAAGCGACAAACTCCACAGAAAGAGGGGGAGCGTTTCCGATTTTAGGTTCCACAACCTTGGAATCGCTTGCCGCAGTCGGGTTATACTCGTATTTGATTTTCTGTGAGTCGGTGTATCGGGAATCTAAGTCAACCTTGGCAAACCCATACTCGTTCGCAATAGAAGTGATAATGGACGAATTTCTTGCAGCATACATGCTGAGAATGGCAAGTTTCTTGATAACGGAATTGGAGTATTCCTTGTAGTCGGAGAAAATTTTGCAAACATTCTCAACGAAACCTTCTACGTCAATCTCACCCTTTTCGTTCTCCGCGACGCTCGTGGAATAAACATAGGTGTATTGCCTATTGGTCAGTTCATCGAAAAACTGCTTTCGGCGTTTTTCGTCCAAAATGGAAACCCACGAACTGTCATCGGTGACGTTCTCTACAATGAACCTACGGGACGACCACCCATATCCTTCCGCGTGGTCCAACTTGTAGTCGTTACCCATATAACTGCGGGAGTTGGCACACAAAAACAGAAGTCGGGCCCGAGCCTTCGGGGAGTTCGCTTGCGTAAGAAAAAAGATTTTCCCGGCAATACAATCGTGCCCTTCAACAGACCCACCACCGCCGCGAGACTCGTTGATGTCGTTCAAATTCCCGACACCCGAAAGTCTGAACCAGTTGATACCGTTTTCAATCAAAAACTTGCGGGAACTACTAATACGACGGTTGGCGGTCTTACGAGCGAACGACAGCGAAAACTGCCTCGAACTTTCAGGGACGCCTTCCTCCTGTTTGTAATAGTATGAGTTGGTGCACCCATATCCGCATTTTTCAAAGGTGATTTCGTTCGATCTTTCATTCAGCAGTTCTTCTACACGCGACATGATCTTGTCATGTCGATAGCGAATAAAATGCTCGGCAACCCCAAATCTGTTCTTCGAAGCGTTTGAGGTTTTCCTAGATACTTTGCGGAAAACAAGTTTCATTATTATTCATCCCCCAGCATAGAAACAAGTTCGTCAATACTCTTATCCGAAATCTTGGCATCGGCCTGCATACGATGAGACCTCTTCATAAGCTTGTTTGCATAAGCGGCAACCTCGCCACGAAGCTGAATGGTGTCTCCATTCGGGCAGAAAATGTTGAAGTTGAATCGAGGGTTGATACCACCGCACTTAATCTTCTTAATAAGAGAAAGTTCAAACTTCTTCCAACTTCCGCAATACTCGGTCTTGACAAAAGTGCCGTCGTCCGTAGGTTCATATTCTTCAAACGGAATTTCACCGCGGTCAATGGCAATAAGAATCTTGGTGATAATGGGACGAGCCTTTTCGTCCACATTACCAGTGATCTTGAGGCTCTTGGCCTTCTCTTCAACAGGAATCCACTTCATATATTAGTTGCCCTTTATTAGTCGTTGTCGATTTTGTTTTCCCTATAAGACCTGAAAATCTTTGAGGCCGGAATCGGGGGAATTTGAATACTGAAGTATTCGTTCAGTTTCTTCAGCTGCTCCTTGATGGTGCTCATGTCGGCAATGGTCTGATACCCGGTCTTGGCACCCGTGTTAATCGGGAAATATGCGTTGCCGAATCGGCCGGTGACGGAAAGCACAATATACTCGCCGAACTTGCGACTCTTTTTCTTTTCACCACCTTCAATCTTGAGCTGGAGACCCTCTTCGGACGCGATATTCTTAATCTTCGCGACGAAGTTCGCGGCTTCAAACTTAACCTTCAGTTTATCTTTCTTTTTCTTCGCGTCCTTGGTAACTTGAAACTGAGCGGCGGCGTTCACAATGTCGTCGATCATCTTTACATCGAACAAACCTTTCGGGTCAGCGAAAACAATGCTATATTCCTCATTGAGGAATTTCTTAAAATTTTCCTTCGCCTGATCATCAGAATAACACCAATGGGTGCGCCGAATTTTATCCGCGACGATAATCGCTTTGAGATAAACATCACTCATATCGACTTTGTTATGAATGAGATTATCCCACGCATGGCTGTCATAGCCAATCCTATTAAGAACGGTGTTTTCGGCTGCGGTGTTTTTCCAATCAAAGATGAACTCGACAGGAACGGAACCGATATACGCATTTCCACCAAACGCAAGGCAAGGACCAATACCCATTTTAGTCAGGTAATATCCTTGTCCTTCCATAGAATGAAGGTTGATACGCAGGCAAGTAAAGTCCCTGTTATCGCCCGTCAGCGGATTTCCTTCGTCGGTAAAGTTCCTAGTTTCGTATCGACCAAGCACGCCATAGTTTCGCGCCGCGGAGTTCGCAAGAGCGTCGTAAACGTCATACACAGAAAGTCGTTTCTTGTTTTCGTATTTGTTTTTCTTCGTCGCCTTGATAATGTAGCGAGTGAAGTTATTAACGTGTTTATATTTCGCCATAGTTTCTCCGGTTTGAGAACCTTTATCTTTGAGACAAATCTAGGTTATCTCTACGGATTTTTCAAGGGGTCTTTTGTAAATTCTTTTGTAAAATCTGAATATGGGAATTTGTAAAATTTGAGTTTACACAATTAGCCCAAACTATTTTGCAAATTCAATTATCTCATTAACCTTCGTAGGTGAGTTCATAAACATATTGGCAAGTATTCTATACTTTGATATTTGAACCCAGCCATCAAAGAAGATTTTTCCGTATTTGTTCACCCAATTCACATAGCAGTTTCCCTCGTCGCCGCGTGGGTTTTTTATGGCTACATAAAACTGAACATCTTTCAATTTGTTTTTTCGCATAGACGGGCAAACCGTTCGCAGCTGACCGGGAAAATTCACAGCACGTAGTTCCATTTCACCGGTCTTTTCTTCAAAAACAAGTTTCCCATCGGGTTTCATCAAGTTGTCTCTTGTGGCGCCATATAGAAACAGAACCTTTTTGTCTATACCGCGTTCAACTCTATGCACACGTTTTTCTTTTCCGTCTAGAATTTTGTCTCCGGTGTTTTCATCATACAGATACGCGGTTTGAGAAAATCCCCAGTTGTCCGACATGATACTGACATATATCACGGTTTTGTCGCCGACTGGCAGAACTTCGTAATGGTCATATGTTTTCATATCGGCCAAAAGTTTACACTCGTCCCCCGATTGCCAAATCAAACAACGCTTCTTTTTGGACTTGGAAACAAAGTCAAACACACGGCCGTGGACGTGGTGCCATAGAACATCGTTTGGGTTCAACCCACAAAGACTCGCACACTTTTTAAAGTCTATCATTTGTTCTCTCGAAAAATGATTGAGAGATACCGAATTTAATGCTCTTCATCACTTGATGATGTTCTTCAAGTCTTTCATATTCAGGAGCGGTTCAATGATAGCCCCGCAGCCGGAGTGGAAAGTTCCGGGAAGTTCCATGAAGTCGTATTCCTCTTTGGAATACTTGTCAAGAGGGCGGGTATAGACATTCATAATTTTCTTGTCCGCGAAATACTTGTCCTGGAACGGATTGCCGCTGGAAACGGGCACTTCGTTCAATTCAGGGATTCTCCCATAGAAAACGGGGAACTTGTCAAGGTGCTTGGCACCCGCTTCCACCTTTTGGCAACGAATGATACCATCCACTTTGTAGAATATGTAGTTGTAATCCTTTCCGTCGTCCTTGTAGTTCTGTTCCCCCGCGTTTTTCTTTGCGGACTCCATAGTGCCCACATAATACTGGTCAACTCGAATACCGAACTTCTCAAAGATTTCACGGCCGAGAGTTTCAAACATCCCGTCGTGTCCGCCGCGACGTGGGTCAGGACAAACGCTTTCGGGCGAGTTGAAAACAACTCCGTGAGAAATATCTACGATATGGGTTTTAAGGTGCACCATTTCGTGGCAAACAATATCCCTCCAAACCTTCTTCGGCATATCGTCGGACACGAGGATAAAATTCCTATCCACTTTCATAAAGTCAGGATAGAGATGGTAACCTCCACAAAATTCATCAGTGTGCGAAAGCCCAATGGCAATCTTCGGCAGTTCGTTATTGAAAACGAGCGCATTGAGTTCGTCATAAATATCCGAAAGCACTTTGTGATTTTTCTTCGGGCGAACACGATTAAGATACTTAATCTGTTTTTCTTCGTCGACGATTTTATGCTTGCTCATAGAGTATTCTCCTGATTTTCAAAAGATAACAATCCAACCCCGAAATTAAAGGGGTCTTATGTAAAATTCCGTGTAAAATTTAAGTTGTAGGAGTTGACTATTTACAAAATCACCTATTGGGCAAACAATCTGATCAGCCTTCTTTCTTTTTGTCGTCTATGATTTTGGTCGCTTCGTTGCCTAGGTCAAACACCGCTTGCACGTCATTGACCGAGCTATGTTCTTTCGCGTCCTTCATCATTTTAACCAAATCTGTCTGTGTCAAAAGCAGATTGACATTTCCGCCGGCGCCGACATTTATTCCGCCCAGTTGACCCTGATTGGCCTTGAGTCGGCGTTCCGACAAATCTATTCTTTGCTGTTGTATGTTTAGGCCCGCTTCCGCGTATTGCAAGTCTTTCAGTTCCTTCAATGTATCTGAAAGGCTCTTTGACAGCGTGGCATACACTTCGTGGACTCTAGGTTTCGCGCCTATCTTAATATCCTGTTCCAAGATTTCAAGAATGTGTTTCAGTCGGTCGACTTGTTCTTTGAGCTCGACTATCATATAGTCTCGCTCACCTATTTTCACGCCACCGGATATGTTGTTTGCTTCGGTGGAAACGGGTAGATTGCTTCTTATGGGTTTCTCGACGTAGTCGTTTACAAAATCTTTCAGATCGGGGTCAAGACCTTCATACTCATATCCAATATCCAAGGCGTCGCCTAGTCCTTCCAACGGTTCGCTCATCTCAATTCACCTCAAGCAAAAATGAACGTATGGGGACTCCATACGTTCTATTTATTGGGGCGGACGTGAAATTATTTCTTCTTGTATTCGGGATAAATATCCGCGATACCAATCTTCTTCATGGAGATGATGTTGTCGCGGGTGAAAATAGTTTCAAACGGATTTAGCACCTTTTCATTCTTGACTTCGATTTCGAAGATACCATATTCAATGGCCTCAAGTTCCTCCAAGTCCTGAATAGAGAACCAATGCTGCAAAGTTTCACTGGTGGGAGCCGAAGCAAACCAATGCTTTCCGTCCTGCTGATAAATTTCAGGGGCGTCGTCCATAGGCATTTCACGAACCTTCCCGTCGGTCAGCCTGTCAAAAACAGGACTATGTTCGCCGAAGATGTTTCGCCACAAACCTTCGCCGCGAATAGGGTCCTCTACACGATACACTTTAGTCATTCATATTTCCTTTGTTATCGGTTTTCTGCCGCAATATCCCTATTCCAATGTTCAACCTTTTTGAACCCTAGATAGGCGTTGAAAATGAAATTAAGAGTATAGTTTAAAAACAAAGCGGGCATCCAGTGTCCTTCCAACAGCCCGTTCATCAAAGCATAGGAAAACATAAACACGTTCCCCATAATAGACATAATGATAAACGCCGTGGAAAGCGATTGCGTGTCGTCTGTCTTGTAGGTCTTATACGCCTGCGGAGCACAGCACAACGCAAAACACAAGCTACCGAAAAATCCCAATAGTTCTGTCATATCAGTGCATAATATCAGCAGGCGTGAACGGAGACTTCAGGTCAATCATGAATGAAGTATAGTATTCCAATGCTTCGCCAAGGTGTTTGATTCTAAATTCCTTATTGGAGCACCTAGACCTCAAAGAGGTTTTAATCCACTTAGCCAAAAAATCCTTATGCTTTTCCATAAATTCGCCCCGCATATCATATTCGATATTGGGGACGAAAAACCGCATAAAGGATTCGTTGTTTTCAATGGCATGAATAATCTTATCAGGTTCTTCCACAAAACCGATTTCGTCCTCGAATTGGCGGGGTTCGTTAATGCGAATTACGCACTCAACCTTGCCGGGAAAATCCTCGGCGCGGTGAATGAACACCATATTAGCAAAGACCCCGAGGTCCTCAAAATCAGGACCAAAGAACGGATTGCCATTATTCCTTTTTGCTGCAATGATGGCGTTCAGGATAGCGGACTTGAAAGTCCCTTCTCTTGCGTATTCGTGAGATTTGAATATCATATCGTAGTCCTCGGTGTAGGATTCGAACCTACGACCTCCAACTTGTAAGGTTGGCTATCTAAACCTGCTGATATAACCGAGGAAAAAATGGATCAGGTGGGATTCGAACCCACGGCCCAAGGATTAAAAGTCCTTTGATCTTCCTCTGATCTACTGATCCGAACCTTCTTTATTTACTGAGCGAGAATACCAATAATGGGTTTCTGGTAACTCCAAGGAAAGACATACCCCATAACCACGGCCCAATTTTCGTATGCCATGGCAGCTTCTTCATATTCTTCCTTGGCATATCCGGCAGTTTCGTCGACGTTTTCCTTCTCTTCAGGACTAAGTGCCCAGTATTCCTTGCTATTGACGAAATTTTCAATCTTCTCCTTCTTATGGAGAAACCTAATCATATCATCCCTAGCCTTATTCAAGGCAATCTGAATTTCAGCAGGAGTATAGTATCGCCAATCGGTATCGACCCACTTTTCGCCGTATTCGTTTTTGTGTTCGACTTCGTAAATCTTTCTCACATCTTCGTCAACGTCAATATCGCCGACATAGTTGTCGCTGAAGCCGCCGCCGCGTTCACAAATATCCTTCAGTTCGTCTACGTATTCGTCAAAAACGACCTGACGGGTTTCTTCGCCATATCGACCTTTCATAGCGGTAATTTTCACACGAACGTTCCAAGACATACGAACCCCCAGTTTCTCTGCTATCTGTATAAGATATAGAAAATTCTAGGCGGTCGGTCAATATCTCTGTGTAAAAGAGTTTGTAAAACCGTCAAGACAACTTCTCAAATACCTAAAAATCTTAAATTTATCCATACAAGTTGTATTACAAACTATCAAAATGCTATTGTCCGAAAAAACCTTCCAATTCCCGCAACTTGCTGATTACATATTGACAATCCAACTTGTCGTCGTTGGATATTGCGTTCTTCTCCATTTCCTCGGCCGTGAAGATAGACCCCTTTACATATTCCTTCATCTCTTCCATTAGGTCAAGATACTTCTTACGGGATTCGCTGTTCTTTTTGGCCACTTCGTTTCGTTCGGCAATACTCTTCTGCGTGTCGAGGATTTCGGTTTCCAAAGAATCCATATCGTCTAAAGTCTTGCAATACGCTTCTAGCATACTTTCAAGATAGTGGGCGTCAATATGGTATCGCTTGGCGTCCTCAATGGTCTTTTGAACACCAAGGATGTCAATGAAATCCGTTTTATCTTCGGTCCGCATGTAATCATTCTCCCACGACTTTGAAAGAGTCGTGTTCGGGCTGAATTGCCAGCCCGCCCCAACTTCCGTGAAGCTGACCCATAGAATCGACATAATTACAAACACCTTCCTTGCCAGCATAATTAGGTTCTCCTTCCATGTTTGTAATGCGGAGACGCTTACCAATATAATGCTTGTAGCGATCACTCATATCTTCATACAGATTCATGCGTATTCCTCTATCTAGTCAACCTATTCAAATCAAGACCTATCATTTCCCTTTGTTCGCGGATTTTGTCCAGGAAATCATACATACGTTCATATTCATCGGTCCACTCTTTTTCACCGAGAAGTTTGGATTCTCTATTCAGAAACTCCAACGTAATCAAGGTGTCCCGAAGAGAGTCTATCATAAGATCATATCGGTAAGCCAGTTGTCTATCTTTCATATCACCTCAGCATATCAGCGATTAAATAATACATTATTGTCGATAGGGCTGCGAGTAAGACCATGACAAAAGAGACAAACCAAATAATCGCCTTTTCGGTGTCTATATATTTCTTTTTGTCATGTTCGTCAAAATCTTTCATTCTCTATTTTGGATTCCCATCCACCCTTTGCCATGTTCCATTACAGCCAACATACAGCACTCTATCATATATTTACAGAATGAATATCCCACCACAATTCCCAAGATAGGTCCAATGTAGATAAAAGAAGATAGCAGGTTTTCCATTTTTCTATCCTTTTTGCATGAATTTTCTATCAGTGGAAATACACGCCGTAGAGAAGAAAACCAAGAAACATAATTCCTAAAACACACTTCTGAACCAAGTCCAAAATTTCCAACCTATTCAGCTCCACATATACCCTATGTCGTTCGTTCTCAAATTCGCCCGATGTAACTCTGATCCACTTTCCGTTCTTTCGGCGATACATAACTCCGCCAAACTGGTGCCAATCGTCAAAGAATTTCTTTTTCATAGTCCCTCCGTTAATTCCTGATATACTCCGCCATATTTTTCATGATCGGGTTCAGTTTTCTTTTCATATTAGACCTTGTTATTCTGTCCTCGCATATCCTAGCACCGAAAACCCACTTTACGTATATCGCTGCATCCGAACGATTAAATGTCAGGGTCATTTCAGAATTTTCAGGAGACCTGACAACCCAAACAAAATCGTCTTTGTATTCGAACCCTTTAAATGAGTAGTTGCTAGGATAAGGTTTCTTTCGGGACTCGTTTTCTTCCTTGATAAGATCAACCATTCGCTTGAATACCATATCAAGCACAAAAACGTCTTTGGTCTTTTTGGCTGAATTTTCCATTTATCGCCCAATCCAATTCAACGCATACCATTCCGCATGTTCTACATCTTCTTTCGTGGAAAACTTGTCTAGACAAAACTCGGTGGGCCCACCTGCGGAAATGACATCTCGGCCCGAAATGAATATGGTGTATGGATTTCCTATGAAGGTGGAATATATGATATTCATGTAATTCATTTGGTCTTTGAAGAAAGTTATCATGATATAATGACCTTTACACGAACTATATTCGCTCATGCGAATAGGGTGTTCCAGTTCGCTGTTGCGGTCCTTGCACATCTGGACAAAATGGGTAAACCTCATTTTAAACTTGAGGTCGACCTTTTTATCCTCGGGAGATTTCATCTCATACCACTTCATATCATTCATATCATTCAAAGAAATTGAACATATAGTTAATGATTTTTTCAATATATTCTTTGGTCATATCCGGCTTGATGTCGCATGCCCCATAACCTAGTTGGTCTTGTGTCTGAATGTTCACACAAATTACGGGTTCGTGATACACATGAGGGGATTTGTATATCTCACAATAAAGGTCGCACAACTTTCCGTCTTTCATCTTGGTGACGTGGAAACGGTTTCCATTGTCCCACATCCTACATTTGTCTAGGTTGTCCGAAACATAATCTTTGAATTTCATCCGAACATGATTATATACCATCTGTATCTTCAACATTTTCTTTTTCCACTCGGCCTCGTTGAAGTTGTCAATGTTTTCGTTCAGCACGTCGTTCATATCATTCTCTCATCAAGAACCGCTTGATTTCGTCAAAGATTTTCAGGTATTCTTGCTTGCTTGTATTGGGGTATATATGCATAATTTTTTCATTAAAAGATTTAAAGTCTTTTGTTATCGGAAGAATATGAACCGCAATCCGCGGAATGGAATTTTTCTTGCCCGCGTCTGAAAAAAGGCCGAAAGGTTGGTTTTCGTTGTAGTGTTGCATCATTATGCAAAGTTCTTTTCCTTCATCGTCGTCATAGATAGAAAAGAAATCATAAGAGTCAAAATTTTCTACGAAAAATTTTGCTGTAGTCGCTCTGAAATAGTTATCCCAAAAACGCATATCGTGGATATTGTTAGATTTGCACCACGTATATATGAGATGGTATATAATCTCTATTTTTGCGCTCTTCGACCTATCAGGTTTGATAGTTTCGTATTGACTAGTCATCGTTGGCAAATATAATAAAGGGGCCTAGAAAAATCAAGACCCCTTTGTAAAAGTTAATGTAAAACCGACACAAAGCACCTAAAATAGGCTAAACGTCGGATAGTTCCCACTTTTGGTGTTTTCTGTTCTTATCTTCTTTTTTCTTGTTAGGGACGACCTTCGTTATGAACCGACGGCCATTTTCCGTGTAACGAACCCTATCCCTTCTTGTTTCTCTTGACTCTTTCATTTTTCTTGCCCTTGGCAGTCGAAGCCTTTGAAGGCTTTTTCTTTTTCGTCAACTCTTTCTTTGTTTCCTGATAAATTCTTTCGGCTTCCTTAATCTTCTTTTCGTTCTTCAAAATTCTTTCAGCCTCTTCCTTGATGGCCTTCGCTTCCTCGACCTTCTTCTGTTCGGCCAATGCCTTTTCAGCGGCCTTCTTCTTTGCACGAGCAAAAAGAGACCAGCCCGCCTTGACAAGGGCACACCAGATCACTACACAAACAACACCACATACAATATCAAGATTCATATACATCTCCTGTTAAAGAAAAGCCTTCACCATAACATACGCAATGAATACCATGAACGAAGAGAACCAATAACAAAACACTCTTATGATAGAATTTGCAACTCTGTAATTCGCTTTTCTATGACATCCTTCGTCGGAGATTCTCTTCAGTTCAAAGTAGTTTTTAATGCTTGCATAGAGGTCCACAAACGTAACCATAGCCGTAATCAAAAATACGAAAAATATGGTGGGCAACGTCTATCCTCTATTAAATAAATGTGTTATATGCAACTAATGCAAATATGCACAAACATACGATTATAGCCGCATAAACAAATCCACTCAGTATATTTACACGCTTCTTTCGGTCGCGTTCCTTTTTCTCTTCGATCTCTTCCCAATACTTGATTACACGGTCGGCAATCTCCTTCGATCTCTTCGAAATGGAGATTTCATCTTGCAATTCGGCACATATCTTATCGTGCTCTTCTTGCTTGATTTGATGATATGACTTGTTTTCAATCATAGCTCAATCATCTCTTTCATCTTCCGTTCCAAATCCACATAACGCTGCTTGGCTTTGTCAAGGTCATAAGAACCGAAAACTTGCTTCCCGTCGTCCGCGGTCAGGACCTTATAACAAAACGCGCAACGCTTCAAAACATAATACTTGCCGACAATCAAAGTCTCTTCAACGTCATCATCGGCACCATTCAACATATTGACCAACACCTTATCTGATTCGGACATAGCAGCACTCATAGTATTTACTCCATTAGTGTTAGGTTACCAGTTTCTCTTTTTTGGGACCCATATCTCCTGAATATGTATATTGGAAATATCGGGCCTCTGTTTATTGTATTCCTTTATCCGCTTCAGTTCCATTAAAGCGTCTATCTTGTTAGAAGTCGTATATCCTTTTAGATAGAATTGCCAAACCGTTGTGTTTTTCTGTTTACCCAAAAATGGGTTCATGGTATAATCGTTTGAACCCATTTTGAAAACTATGTTTATGTTTTTAGGTGGATCGAAAGAGGGGTTACCGCCTACGAAACATTGACTCAATTCGCCTACAACGGCATAATGAACATCATTGTCCTTTTCAAGACCCACTACGCAATTTCTTCCTTAGTTCATCATCCCAGCGGCGGACCCATAGTTTTTCGAGCTCTTTAATGTTAAATCCGTTTTTCTTTTCTTCTCTGTGATTCTTGGCAATCAGTTTACCAAGTTCGCTCTTTTTCCAATTCTCACTTACATTCACTTCATCGAATACACAATCTTGAATATCAACATTGACTTCTATATGGTCTCTTCGATGAACCGGTTTCTTTTTCTCCACCTTGTCCTTTTTGGGCGGGCGACCGCGTCTCTTTTTCTCCGCGGGAACTGAAACCGAAGTTTCACTCTTTTCAATCTTTTTCGACTCGACCTTTTTGATAGGTTTCGTCTTTTCTACCTTTTTACCATTTAAAACGAAAGGAATCATAGTAATACCCCCGACAGGACTCGAACCTGCATTTTCATCCATTTACGGTAATCGGGATTAGAAGTCCCGGCCGATACGAGGGCGCGGTTCAATCTTATTGTTCTTAATATACCTAATGTCTATGGGAGGGTCTGCTAATTTCCCGTCAATTTTCTATGAATTTTCTATCAGTCCTTCAAATACCTTGTTATTCTATATCTCTTCGGCGTTTGACCGTTCATTGTGCAGTTGTCATTATAGTTCTTAATCCAATTTTCACACAAAACAATCGAATCAAAGGTTATAGGACCATTTACATCACTAACATAGTTATTGGATTCGTCCACCAACACAAAGCACGCGTTGTTATGGAACCCTGTGCTGATCAAGCCATCGTTTTCTGTAATCATCTGCATTATCCTCAATCCAACGTAAAACGTATTCGTTTCCCGGGTCTCTACCTATTCTTTCACCTTCAAGCCACTTTTGGACTTCTATTTCATGTTTTTCGTCATTCAAAAACTCTATAAACGCCAATCTTTCCTCTTCGGTCATATACACCTCTTGGTTGGCATTTACATATTTATAGAATCACCTCTTGTTTTTTCTAGGTGGTTGAGTCTCCCAAACGTCGCTCCAAGTGGTATTTTTGTCAATCCACCGGCCGTATTTGTCTTTTCTCTGTTTGGAAATCAAACCCAACTTGCTTCTCTTCGGCGATTCCTTGACTAAATAATGTATTCCGTCTAGAAGCTGTCTATCCAATCTCGCATGCAAATCTATCAGTTTTCTCAGTTTCCGCAAATCTGAACGGGCGGCACGTGAACCCATAAGAGTTCCCTTGCACGCACGGTCAACGTCCTCTTTCAATGTGTTGACCAAGTTCACTATTTGGTCTGTGTCTATTTGAACGTCGGGCAAATACTCCCTAACGAATCCTTGTCCGTCATATTCGTATTTGTGCGGAAGCATATCAAACCTTTATGGTGCCGTCGGCGATTTGCTTCTTTGTCGCGTAAACCTTTTCCACTTTGTTTCTGCATCCTTCGGCCCAGCCGGTAGAACCTATCTGTTTGTGTTCGGATATGCAAACAAATCTGTCCTCGGGCATCCAGTATTCCGAAATGAATAGAGGCTCTGTTTGCTGTTCACACCAATCGTAAAAGGCTTCGTGGTCGAATCCACCTTTCTTGATAACATAGGTTTCGCCATAGTTGGAGTTGATGTAAGGCGGGTCGGCATAAATAACGGAATTGGGCTTCACCTTCACATCTCTATAGTCAAGATTGGTAAGTTGGAACGAAGGCAGCACAGGCTTCGTATCAAAGATTTTCCCTACACCGGTCTTTGACTTCTTTTTATACTCTTCAAAAATTTCGTATATGTTGTTAAGTCTAGACTGGCACGACTGCAATCTGTTGTTCAAATGCTTGATTTTATTCGGGTCGGCCTTCTTTTCCACTTCGGATTTGATTCTGTTCCACCTGTCAAAAAGGTCGGGGACTTCCTTGGTGGCCGACAAATCGACACCTGTCATCTTCTCAAATTCCTTGACATCTTTGTCCATGCCGGCATACCAATACGCCTCGTGCAAGGCGATATTGTCCTCGCCAAACCTATACGAGTCAAATCCGTTCCCGAAAGAGAACACACAAAGTTGGTAGTTTTGCCAACCCTCAATATCCGTATATGGCTTGTCCTTGATTGCGAAAAAATCTTCCTTGCTAAAGAACTTCAGCATTTCAGGAGAGCACGGGCTTGCGTGTGGGTCCAATCTGTTAATGTAGTGTTCCCCTTGCATACACTCAACGAAGAGTTTGCTACCTCTTCCCAAGTCGTTCGCATACACATTATCCCATCTACTATGAGTAAGTGCATACTGCGTCATCGAACACCCGCCCGCGAAAATATCATAGAAGTTTTCCGCGGAGGGCATTAGGGAAAACAACCAACCACAAAGAGCCGATTTAGACCCTCTGAAAGTTATACCACATCTGTTATCTACGCTGTTTTGTTTCATATTAGATATATAGATATTGTTATGATTTTTGTTCTAGGTTTTTCAATGTATTTAGCAAGAATTATTTATCCATTCCACCCCAGTCAAATCCATCAGCGTCCACGCCGTCGCTGAAATGGTCATCCGAAAGGAATATAGGCATGTCATCTTCGTTGTATTGTTTATTATCAGAACCTTCTATGCCGGGCATAACAACAGAAGCGTCAATAGTGCCGTCGTTTTTAACTTGAACGTCGTTTAAGCAGAATAGATACAACGCCCAAAGCAACGCAGTGACCAAGTCGTCATGACAACTCTTTGGTGCATTGAATACATTGGGTGAAACTTCTTCATATTGCGATAACTGATTGGACGTTTTAATGTCGTTTATACCAACCAGTCCGTTTTCCAAATATCTCTTAAGGAGCATGCACGCAGCCAACTTCGACTTCTTTGTGCTGCGAGTGCCCAAATTCATACCGCCGTCGGTGTTCAAAAGACGGTCGTATTCCAACTCGTTCCATATCGTCTCGCACACATGGGAACCAACGTCGTTGTTTTCAACGATAAGATATGCGTTGTTATACCATTTTGCAATATCCACTACCACGCGAGCATAAGACTTCGGATGTATCGTGTTGCACTCATAAACAGCAACCTGTTCAATATCTTTTTTGGACTTAATGCGGAGAACCTGTATGGCGGAATAGTCGCCACCACCACCCATAGACGAGTCTACCCCTAGAATATAATGACCCTCGGGAACAGGCTCTTCCCATATTCTAAGCGCACCGCTATATTTGAAAAACTTGGGAGCGGAACATCCAATACCTATTCTTTCCAGGAAATTTGGCTCAATCAAGGTGACCGCGGAACCTAGAAACTTCGCTTCAAATTCTTGGGCGAATCGGACTTGTCCTATATCTGAAATCGTAGCCTCTCTCCACGCTTCATCTCGGCCTTCTATTTCCCACCAGTTGATTCTCACGGGCGCAAATGAATTTTCGTCTCTAATAGCCTTGCACCACGTCTCATAAAAGTGATTCATACCCAAAGGGGTGGACACCATTATGATTTTTGATTCAACACCGGAAGAGATTGTCGGAAACACAGAAGCAATAAACTCTTCTGCTATGTGATTCGGAACGTGTGCAAATTCGTCGAGACACAATAGAGCAACCGATTGACCACGAATCGAGTTCGATGATGTAGTCCCTGATATAATTCTACACCCGTTTTCCAATTCAAACTTGGTCTTTGACCATTCCTTGACACCCGATTGAATCCACAACGGCAAAGCCTGATATGCGTCCTGCACGCGCCTGATGGATTCTTGAGCAACAGATTCCTTGTTAGCAAGACACGCTACACATTTGTCCTCGTTGAACAACAGATAGTGCAATATGAACAAAGTCATCATAGTGGTCTTACCACACTGACGACCCGAAAGAACTATTACGTGTCTTTTGTGATTTGGCGGTTCTATAAACGCCTTTAACATTCTCTTTTGATATTCTCGCAAGGGAATAATCATTCTACCCTTGTCTATGTTCACGATGTAGAAGTATTTTTCCGCAAAGTAGAAAATATCCTCTTTGCACTTGGCCCACTCCCTAATCATATCGGGAGTATATTCTGCGGGTTCTCCGGCCGCCCGGAGTTCTGCGTTGCCTAAATACACCTACATTTTCCTTTTGATAAGACCCGCGAACGTCTCCTTAGTCTTGCAGTTTATTTCTACGATAAGATTTTCGTCGTTCGGAACAATGTTAAACTCGTAAACGTATATCAGGTCGCCTTGTTTATTGTAGCCTTTCAGGTTTATGTTTCTATTCAGGTTCCCATCATAGAAAGCTTCCGAAAGATATTTCATGCACTTCAAATCGGATTCGCTTTCTTTCAAATACTTGTGATTGGAATATCTGAATTTGCAAGTGGTGTAAAATTTATCAGGGAGATTCACCACCTCTTCAAACAAAATACGCTTAAGCGTGCCGACATTGAAGTGTCGGCACGAATTATCGCGCAAGTAATCCAAAAAACCACTACTCATACTCTATTTATATTATCTGTTGGTGAAAACGGTGTTGGACTTCTTAGTCCTCTTTTCCACCTTTTCTCCCTTTTTGAGAAGAGCGGCGGCCGCGTTATGGATAATGTCTGTTTCGAGGGTGGCCAAAATATCAGCCTTGGTCCTCTCCATAAGAGTGGCCACTCTTGAGTCGTTTCTTTCTGCAAAGTTCATCAGACCTTGCGTCATCTTAATAATCTTGTCCATAGACGATGAAATCGAAAGGACTTCCACGAGTATCGAAATGCCCAACACAATCAAGATAATCAGTGAAACCAAAATAGCAATGCCCATAAGTCCCCCTAAGCGACGATTTCGTCAATGACGCCGTTTTTCTTGGCGGTAACGGCCGACATAAAATAGTCATCACCCCCATTTACATACGAACTGAGAACCTTCTGTTTGATTTTGCTCTTTCTTTGTGCAATGGCAAAGAGAAGGTCCTGCAGGAACTTAAAGTGTTCGTTGTCTATCTTTATCTTTGAGAACGGAGCCATATCGTGGGACACCTTGATTCCGTGCCACATGAACGTGGAGTATCTAGAACCATATCTACGGGCACCTGCCATCGCAATAATGATACCCATAGAGAACGCAGAACCAAACACATAAGTGTCAACCGGAACCGAGCTATGTTCCATAGCAGAAACAATAGAAAGACCCGAATAGATTTCGCCGCCGGTAGTGTTGATTATCATCTTGATTCTACAACCCTCGGGCAAATCTCCACGCTTTTTAGCATAGTTGCACTCTTCTATTTCCTTGATAACATTCAAGGCCATTTCGTCGGTTACGTCGCCGCACAAAACGATAGTGTCGATATACGGAGACTGGTCGACTTTGGTGACCAAAGATTTTCCTGATTGCTGAACGGGTTTCTTCTTAGCCATAAGACCTCTTAAAGATTTTCCATGTTCCAATAAATGTATGGCCGCCAAGATTCGCTAGGAATCCGTCGGCCGATTTTGGATATGATGTTCTTTGGAATCAAAACATCCCTTACGGGTTGCTTCACTTCATATTGCAACGTCATTCCACTCTCTTCCAAAGTCTTGTTTCCCTTGCGGGAATTGCACTCTTTATGGCATGGGGCTAGATTTTCCCAAGTGGACAATCCGCCACGAGACTTCGGCAAGATATGTTCAATGGTGTATTCATCATACCCTATATGCTCGCCACAATAGCAACATTTCCCGTGGTAGTTATCATAAAGGGTTTTCCGATTCAACGGAACCGAAGCAACCATATTGAACTGAAAGCAATCCGTGTTTTTCATTCTGATAACCGAAGGACATATTATGTCGACTTGGCGAGAACCGTCCGGCTGTTTTGCTGAACGGACTCTCAAACCTTCATCTTCATAATAATGGACGATTTCAGCTCTACCCGAAACCCAGTCGTTCATTGCGACAAACCAATCAACCACGTCGATCGGGTAATACGAGCTATTCAGAACTAAAACACGAGGATTGTATTCAAGAGTGAAATTCATAGTTCAAAGAACTGAGTTAAAGATTAGACGTTGTTATACTCTTCCTTGTTTTCGTCTCCGCTTTCGGCATTTTCACCGGGAGCCTTCGGGGCTTGCATTACAGGCGCCGATTCAGGAGCCTTGTATCTTTCAGGCGAATAATACACCACGGCGTTCGCAGGAATCTTCACAACCGACCCATCCTCAAGGATGAAAGCCCTAGAAACAAGAGCAGTGCCATCGTCACCACGGTCGGTTAGAATGGTGTCGCGAACGACATTGTTAATGACGTTAGAAGAACCGTCAACGATATACTGAACATTATACTTCATACTAGTTCATACCCTCTACTTTTGAAAGGACGATGAGAACGTTGTTCAACGCTTCAAGATACCCTTCCTTGTTTGCAATCTTGTTTCTAGCCGCAAAGGAATTTTTCTTCTTCCCTTCGAACTCGGCGGTTACATCCAGTTTCGTGACCGCAACGATCTGATTCTGAATATAGTTTCTCAAATACTCGGTTTCTTTATTTTTCATACATATCCTCGTAAAAGTCCTCATCTTCCAACTCTTCTATTTCTTCAGCCGTCATATTGGGAGTAATACGAATGGTGACGTTTTTGCCACTCTTGCGGCGATTATATGATTCGGAAGGAACCTTCTTAATCTTCACATCGCCTCTTTGTCTCTTTTCGCTCTTTATCATAATGTCATTAAGGCATTGGAGCCTCTCCCGTAAGAACTCGTGAAATTTGTTCGTTGGATTTCCCTCTCTTCCAAAACATTGGAGAAGAAGGATCAAACTTCCCTTGGTCCGCATTTATGGAGATACCAGAATAGTCTCTCTTCATGGTCTCTCCGCAATTAGGACACTTGGGTTTATTACCCAACGCACCCGAATTTACCTGATCCCAAGTATATTCTATTTCACAGGCTTCGCCGCAATCACAATAATATGAATATGAGGGCATTATCGTCCCCGATTGGACGTAAAGCCCATCACATTCTTATTGGTGTTGTCGTTGTCTGTCTTGTTTCCATTGAGACCCTTGACAGCAACGGCTAGAATAATAGCAGCGATACCGGAGTTGGCACAGATACGGAAAAACAACCACAAAAGACTTTCCGTAGGAATCACGCAGTTAAGCATGCCGATAACCGACACGACCATAGCGAGCAAAGATACGAGAAACATCCAGCCTAGTGCGTTTGTCAACTTTTTCATTTTAGTTGCCCTTCTCCATTTCGTCAATTTCATCATTGACGGCATCGTTAACGGCGTCCATAAGTTCCTTCTTTACGGGGAACGAATAAGACAGCTTGTGCTTTGACGAAGGATTGCGGGGATAAACCACATAGAAAGAATCTCCTTCCTTGGATTCATACACGCGCAGTCCTGTAATCTTCAAAGCGTCGTCAAACGTAACCTGTGCATACCCATATAGACGGGAATTTTCAGATTCGTTGTTTTCGATGTGATACACACTGACGTTAGTAATCTTCATACTATTTCCTTTACTGAATTTCGAGAGTGATTTCGTTCTTGACTTCCGGCTTCTTTTCAGCCGTGAAGGTGAGTAGGCCGTTCTTGACGGTCACCGAATATGTGGTCGCGTCATATTCATCAGCGACTTCACACAAGGTAACTTCGTCCTTCCAACCTTCCACCTTGACCTTGACCAAACCGTCAATGACCTTTACGGAAACATCTTCCTTGCCCTTACCAACCACTTCAAGGGTGGCAGTCAACTTGCCGGATTCGTCAATCTTTACACCTCTCTTTTCGGAGCAGCTGCAAACGTTCTTGTTTGTGTTGTAGTTGGCAATCTCATTGAAAAGACCGTCAAACAACTTGTCGTGAATAGGGTCAAACCAAAGCATTTTTCACCTCACTTTTTGTTATGTTCAACTTAACCCAGTTTTCATTATTTACTTCTCTTCTTCGAAACAACCCCGCCCATTTTTTCCATGAGCCTTTTCAGGTTGTCCTCGCCGAGAATATCATAATATGCTTCCGCGTCTTTTTGACCGACCTCAAAGTATTCCTTTATGGCGTTTATCCTTTCCAAATTCTTCGTCTTGTTTTTCTTGATATACGGAAAGAACTGCCTTCTCTTTGGAAGCACACTCTTGAAAAATCTGTAATGCTCCAAATTTTCCAAAGCATACTGATTCACTTGTGCGACAATAGGCAAATACGCCTCGCACATCGAAATATAGCGATTCATCATAAAGGGGGAATATCCCTTCAGATCGTCCTCTGTAAGTTCGTCTTTGCCGGAGGTTACGGCGTTCAAATAGTCAAATAGTTGCATTTAATCCCTTTTCAATAGACACAATCTAGTTAAATTGGAGGAAAAAGATTTCGCTTTTTATTCTCTTTTTCTATTTATTTTCTATGATTTTTCTATGCACACCGAAGAGCCAACTCTTCCCAGTTGGGCAAACCTGTCGCATACATCTTCATCATGATAGTGACCGTTCTAATGGAGAAGTTGGGGTTGTCAATGACTCTATCTAGATTCTTCAAAACAGTCTTGACTCTCTTATCGCTGGCCTTCCACACCTCTTCGACCATAGAATGTCCCTTCAAGACCTGAATAGTCCATTCGGGAATAGCCAAAATCTGTCCGCGAAGGTCGTCCTTTGAAAGAGTTACGTCCACATATTGACAACGGTTTCTAACGGCGGGGTCTAGTTGACTTTCTCTCAAATTGGAGATGAATATAATGCCACCGTTGAATTGGATTTCATTGGGAAGCTTGGGACCGGCGTCGCATACACGGTAGTATTCCAACTGGTCCTCTCTCTTCGTCAAGTCCAAACCTTCGGTATCGCCGACCTTTGAAGGCAACGGCTGATATGTATCGGGGTCGTATGTAGACTTAGTAATCCACGACACCGTTCTGTCCGTAGTGTCTAGGGCCCCTTTCATGATGGCTATCATTTCTTGGTCTTTCCAAACAGCGTCGCAGTCGTCAAATACGATAACTTCTCTTGGGTTGGGGTTATTGTAAAGGAACAGGGTCGTGTATAGAGCAATAGGCGAAATCTTTGAACGAACAAGTTTGTAATTGCCCTTGCCCAGTTCTTCGTCCAAAACCTTTTTGACGGTGTAGGTTTTACCCTGACCAGGGGCCCCTAGAATAATGGCACCGTTCATACCTCTACAAACCGACCTGACCATAGTAGGCATAATCACTTCCAAAGTATGTCTGTCGGCATATTTTTCGGGTTCCTCCTGAATCTTGTCTAGACGTTTTTTATTGGCCTTGGAGTCGGCCGAAGTTCTCTTTTCACGAATCCCTCTCTTTGTAGGGACTGCATTTTTGAGAACTCTTTGAACAGCCGCCTTGTTAGCAAAGGGCAGTTCTTCCATGATCTCCTTAAGAGTATATCCTCTATTGGCCAGCGTAACGGCAGCGTCGCCAATAGACCTATAACGCTCCCCCGATTCAGTAGTGCACTCCTTTTCCAACAGAAGTTCACCTTCATCTTCCACAGATTCATCTACCGTCCTACCCAAAAGAACTTCGGCGGCCAACGGCAGATAAATTGTGCTGGAGATACCTGCAACATCCAAATGCTTTTCGGGGGTGTATGGGTCTGTCGCGTTTTCTGTCCAAATGTCTATCGAGTCCACTTCTTTGGACGAAGAACCTGTCCAATTAAATCTGATTATTTGACGGCCGCCACAGACAAATTTCATACCATAAAACTTTCCCTTGGCGTTTTCCACTTCTTCGGCCGTAACGAAAATCATCTTTCCACACTTGCGTGAAAGATAGTCGCACATCTTGCCCACAGCCGTATTAAGGTCTTTGGCCATAAAGGCTTCATTCAAACTTCCGTCGAAATAATCACTAAATCTCATAATGCTAATCCATGATTATGGGTAAAACACCTTTCTCTCTGTATTTATTTATCAGTTCTTCGGATGTTCTAATATAGGATTCTTTCGTAGAACCCAACCCTTCGCTGGCGTGAAACCCCAATGCGTGAACGACAAAGGTTTTAAACCCTGCTACGTGGGCGTCCATGCAGAAAACATTGTCGTAATGGTCATATCCTTTCAGCGATTCGTCCCACTTGATTTTCTTGAGGACCTTGTTTTTGACGAACATGCAACACCCGTCCACCACGGCAACTCTAGTGGGTATCTTTTCGGGGTTGGACACAATTCTCTTCACATCGCCGTTATTATATCCTTGCAGAACGTCGCTATATCCATATAGAGGTCTTTGAAACGTCCACCAACCATATCCATAATATCGTTTAGTGCCGGCAATACCAGCAATATCAGCACCTAAATCCGACATTTCCTTTTGGACTTGATTTTCTACATTGGAGACAAACTTGTAGTCCTCGTGCAAAAAACACACCACATCTTCGTCATCTAACTTGAACATAGTGTTCAGTTTTTCATATCCGTAATTGTATTTTTTGGTCATGGAATCCAAGTCTTTGGAATCATAAACAAGAACCGAACGGGACCTGTCAATGCAAGTCCCGGCATATTTCGCAAAGGTCCCCAAATTGTGAACGGAGACTATGTAGTAAATCATTGCAGATTATACCTTCTATTGAAATCTTCGTCGGTCATCACTTCGCACTTGTTATCCTTGTGCAAAACCAACCATTGACCATTTCTAATTTCTATATGCTGGCCAAGTATATCCAACCCCATGAACTCTGTCGCCCGAAAACAATCTAGAACGTCGTTTTTTGGGGCGCAATGACGAAAATCAGGAATCTTCGTCTTTCGGGTTCCCATAACCTTTCCCTGAATCACATCATAGAGTTCTCTTATTTGAGTCGGATATAGTATGCCTTGAATTTCATACTCTATCTTGCCGTTCACGAAATATCTGGTCAACGGAACGTCGAGACCCATAGACTGTAATTCTTTTCGGCCGTTTTCGTCCATAACAACCAAATTCCAGTCCTTGGTGTCATACATCTTTATCTCTTTCATGAATTCAGAACAAGGAAAACATCGTTCCAAATCCAAATAACAGAACACCCCATTCAAATGGGGATTGTCCTTTATGTTTTCGTAGAGCAAAGGGGTGTTTGTGTTCACGGCTTGACTATACCTATGATTTCCAATATGCAAGCAGCCAAATTCAATTCCTTGTCAATGGCGTTTGCCGACATATTCTGATACTGAGCCAACGTAATGATTACCTGAGCCTGATACTTTTTGTCAAGCATCGGGACCATCTCTCTATACAAAGCGGGGTATAGTTCGTCCGGATCGTAAGACGATTCTATGATGAACTTACGAGCGTCGGTAAACTTGCCATTAAGTATGAAGTTATACAATTCCGACGAAATCTTATTGTTCCTTGAAGCGTTTGCGTCAATGGAACCATACATAGCCGCACATTGCTGAAGATGTGCAACCGTCTTTCTCATATTGGGATAGTTCTTTTCAACTATCTCCTTGAGAACATTCTCATCGTATTCGATACCTTCAAACTTGAGAATGGAGGTAAATCTCTTCAAGTGCTTCGGTATCATTTCCTTGGTCGTTTCCTTGTCGGTCATTGAGAAGTCGAACTCCATAAACCGACCTTGACGCAAAGCAGGGATAATCTTTGAAATGTAGTTGCAAGTTATGATGAATCTGCACTGCTTGTGAAATTCCTCACACGCACCTCTAAGCCCGGCCTGCAAATTAGGCCCGCCGAAGTCAAATTCGTCCAAGATTACAATTTTCGTCCCACCAAATGCGGACTTCGTTGAAGCGAAATTTCTGATTGTGGAACGAAGAGTGTCGATACCGGAATCTTCCGACACGTTAATGTAGATATAGTCGGCGTGGAGGTCCTCGCATATCGCCTTCGCCACAGAAGTCTTGCCACTGCCAGGAGAAGTGGAATAAAGAAGCAAATTTGGAATCTGCTTCTTCGCCACACAACTTTCAAAGAACTTCTTGAACTTGTCGGGAAGGACCATATCCTTCACCGACTGGGGACGATACTTCTCGGCCCAAAGAAACTGAGCCAATTCCTTTTTAGACATTATCTACTCTTCCTGTGTTTAGTCATTTCCCTTTGAACCAACTTTTCATATAGACGACGTTCGCGTCTGTTATGAGGAATGAAAGCACGGCTTTCGTATGCCTTCCTAGTTGTTTCATTCATCTTGGGCAAAATGCAGTTACAGGCAATAGGTTCTCCATTGACCTGATTAACCCCTATATACCCTCGACCATAACAATGTTTGCAGTTGGGATTCGGGTCCTGCAACTTGATACCGGCAGCGTTCGCGGCACTCTTGATAATTTCCATAGGACTGAGAGACCCCGTGTTGGGGGTCTCTACAATCTTTGGAGATATTTCGTTATACTTTTCTTCCATATTACTCTTCGGTCTCCTCGTCCATAGAAGAGACATAAACATTCACCACGATGTCATCTTCACGAACCATATTGAGATTCAGGACACCATTTTCATAAGCCTTGGCCTTGTAAGAAGCGACCGGCACCTTGAGGATAGTTTCGGCGGGGATCACAACTTCAAAGTTCTCTTCACCCGAAGTTTCCGTTTCAATGGTTCCGGTGAAAGTATTGCTTCCCTTCTGATTGTAAATCTTGTAGGTAAGAAGGTCCTTCGTGAACTTGAACGACACTCGGTCCGCAGCAATGGCGGGGTTGCCGATAACCTGACGGAAATACTTAATCATTCCGTCATCAAGTTCAAAACTCGCATCCGCATCTTCCAGCTCAACCGCATTAAATTCCTTCTTGATCATTTCACGGTCGGTCAAACGGAACTTAATGGATTGTTCGCCCTGCTTAAGAGTGATATTGACATTTTCATCATCTTCTTCGATTTCAGGTTCATTCAAAAGACCGAAAAGAGAATAGAACGACTTGAAATCGTAGAACGAACAGCTGTCGCCACCAAAGTTAAAGAGCTCTTCGGGGCACTTGAGAATATACGCGATAGACTTGTCATACGCGCAAGACTTGACAAAGACGTTAGTGGTTCCGCCTTCGTCGGTTTCCTTGTCAAACGCAACGCTGTTGTTTACGGCGTTGAAAGCGGAAACAACGTCAAAGACAACCTTGGAGTAATCAACCTTTTTCATCTATCTTAACCTCTGTTTGTTAGTGTTTGGAGATTCATCAAAAACAAATGTATTAAAATGCAAATTATGTGTCAAAGAATTTTCTATGGATTTTCTATTCTTTTTGGCCTTTGGTTTCGGTCATATTGCATACAACACGCACATAAGTTAAGAAAAACGGGCTCTAGGTGAGTCCGTTTTTCAATGCATTTTGCTTGTATTTTTTATCTACTTTTTCAACCACTTAAGGAGTTCGTCTTTGCAAGAATCGTATGCGGCATTGCCAATGTCCACCAGCTTCGCAATTCTTTCCTTGCCGGCGTCGTCCATTTTTCCGCCAACCTTTGGGTTAACTCTAAACACATTTTCGGCACCGATGTTTGCACACAACTCGAAGTAGTTGGAATCTCCCGCATTGCCTACGTTGTCAATGAAGTATTCCGCCCAACCAAGCAAAGTCTTGTTTCCGGTGTCCTCGTGTTTGGATATGCCACCTGTGTTGAAACACAAAACCTTATATTCACCAAACTTCGGATATTCCTTTTTGAGACCGGCTTGCAAAGTCATACACGGGTCGTTTCCCCACAGCCCTCCGTCGGCATAAGAGTTCTTGCCGTCCACAACTACATCGAAATACGTGGGAGCAGAACACGAAGTGAGAACCGCAAACCACTTGTCAATGTTTTTATCCCCTTTGTCCCAAACCTTTTCTACACTTTCTCCATTCATGAATGTAGTGGGTATGTAGACCGGAATCTTGAACTCGCTCATTTTCCCGGGAAGAATATCCTTGAGAATCTTCTTCAAATTCGTGTTGTCATAGGTGGGACACTTTGGCAGAATCCTCTTGTAGGCGGGGTATTTAGTGAAAATTTTTGACAAGTTGTCAATATACAAGTCGGCGATTTCAGTCCCCGATAATCCTTGGGCCAATGCGGCCGCAATTATAGAACCTGTCGAAGTCCCTGCAACAGCCTTTACTTGTTTGGCAATAGACTTACCAAGATCGGATTCCAATCTTGAAAGGAATTGCGCAACCCAAAGCCCTTTACTTCCACCACCGCAAACCGAAATACACAACTTCTTTGACATTGACACCTCTAATAAAAGACTACTCGGTCTATTTATTAGTATATCATGGTCGCGACCAAACACCCAAAGAAAATCATAAACGACAATATGAACATCATTATCTTCGATAAAAATACCACATCGTCGTCAGATTCTTTTTGTCTCTGTTCTTCTTCTGACAAATGAATTGGATAGTAATCATCCGGTCTGGTTTCTACAAACCCGGTCGTATTGTCCGAAAAAGTTTCTTCGTCATTCATCACCATAAAGGTCTCTCCTGTCCCATAAATCCTTAACAAGGACGATAAAATTAAGCAATATCACCACAAACAAAAACAAGGCGAATAACATCCCTATTTGTCCTCGTCGGATTCATAACAAAAACCGAAGGATGTGTTTTTCTTCATACCCATAAGCTCACACAAAAAGCTGGCCTTCTTATACACCTTTATCCACTTGGTCTTTGGAGTGAAATCTTTTTTAACCAAAGCATAGCACTTTTCAGACCCGTGTCCTTTGCCTATCAAATAATGGATGTTCCCATACTTATCCACCAAATCTTCCGCATAGGTGAAGGGGCCGGCGACCCTCTTCATGTTTTCATTCAAAAACTCGCAATCTCCGTTGTCTAGTTCATGTATCACATATTCGTTGTCTCCGGTCACCATAAACCGGCCGGTATCTTTATTGGTGAGAACCGCATTTCCATTCTCATCATACACGGAAACATACGAACCAACGGACTCGTTGTAGAAACTCACCCACAATAAGTCCTTATCGCCAACGGTTTTCAGTTCGGCTTCATAAACATTGTCATCAAAGTAATCTTCGTTCTTGTCGTTCATCAAAACAACATCAAAAGATTCGCCTGTTATGTCGTCGTTCCACAGATAAACATTGAACACGCCGAACTTGTAGTATTCGGTGAACTTACTTGAAGGAGACAAGTCTAGGTTGTCTCCTTCAATAGGGAAAATGTCATTCCCCTTTATCTCATATCTACGCTTCATAGTATCACTTGAGAATCTTTGACATAATCTTATTGGGTTTATACTTGGCCAGTCGGTCAAGGGACATCTTATAGTATTCGGGATTCTTTTCAAACCCTATATAATCTCTTTCATTCAATATGCACATCTTGGCCGTGGTGCCCGAACCCATGAACGGGTCTAGAATCAAATCGCCCTTCGCCGACCAAGTGAGAATATGGTCCTTTGCGAGCAAATCGGGAAACACCGCGGGGTGTCCAGTTCTGTCGCTGTTCATTAGAGAATTATTGTATCTCCAAATGTTGTTTCTAGGGCTGAACTCAGGAACAATAATCGCCTTGTTTTTCTTGACCTTGTTTCCATACTTGTCATACGAAATAACTTCGTGCGAGAAGTTCGCTCTTCCCGTGCCGAACTGAGAATTTTTCTTGTCGCATATCAGCTTGACATCATCTCTTATCTTCCCCTTTGAAAAGACAAACATATACTCGAAAATTTGAGTATATCTATTGGAGTCTCTCCGAGCTGGGTAAGCCGACGAGTTCTTTTCATAGAGCATTGTGTCATGCAACTTGAATCCACACTCGTCCTTGAAATACAAAGCCTGCTTGAACGACGTTCCCGATTCTGAACCGTCCTTTGTAGCGTCTCCCACAACCCACACACAAACACATCCTTCCTTGAGGACTCTGTATATTTCCTTTGCTATGGGTTTGAAAACATCAAAGTTCCAACTGCAAGTGTCCTGATATGTTCTCAAGTCGTCGTATGGGGGCGAAGTGAGAACCATGTCAACGGAGTTGTCATCCATTGACTTCATGCCTTCTAGACAATCACACAAATATATTTTGTTTCTTTCCACGGGAAATTCCCTTCAATCTACTGGTGGCTAATTCCACTTGATTTTTGCTGATTTCACTGCCTATGTATTCACAACCTTCCATCAAAGCACTCACTGCAGTTGTCCCTATGCCCATGAACGGATCATAGATAACACTCCCGGGTTTCGCGTATATAGACAAAAGTTTCCTGCAAAGTTCCGTGGAATATACGGCCTGATTCAACTTTTGTTTCACGCCGTCGTTGTTTTTTGCTTCCACGAAGTTATAGACTATGTTGTAATACGTTTGCCCTTGCGACCCGATTTTAGAGACACCCTTATTGCAATCAAACGTGTTTACTTCGTTTTTGCGAGCAAACACCCAAACAAATTCCCAGTTGCGGGCGAGTCGTCTTTGATTGGCCGCAAACGGCATACCATTAGATTTTTTCCAAACTATGGTATCAACCAAATCAAACGGGGTTCCGTTGCATATCTCCGTTACCAGTTTATATGGCAGCGATGGGTTTTCTATTGAGTAGTTGAAGTTATACAACACAACCCCGTTCTTTTTCAAGATTGTGTCAAAACCTGCAAAAAGACTCTGTGTCCATTTTATGTAATCAGGCTCCGACTTCCAATCTCTATAAACATCATATCTACCCGAGTCGGCGTCACCACCTTTTCTCTTGGTCATGTTATACGGAGGCGAAGTCAAAACCAAGTCCACAGTGCCTGCTGGGACTCGGTCTCGCATTGTCTCTATACAATCCTCATTGTATATGACGTTTGTCATTTACAGAACCATAGGCTTGATGGTTTTCATCTCTTCGTTGAACTCTTGAAGATTCTCTGAAAACTTGGCCAGTCCGTTTTCCATGAGGAAATTGAACATCTTTCGGTTTGCGTATTCACCCGATTCATATCCCTTGAAAACTTCCATGACCTTATCTTCCACTTCCTGTGGAATCTGATCAAATGAAATGAGTTTCGTGTTCAGCTCATATTTTTCAATGGCTTCGGGGTGTTTGTCAAACAGACGATCCAAATGATTCACATACTTCTGCGCCGTTGCAGCACCCATTCTTTCGCAAACAGGCGGTATGTTGTCGGACTTGTCGCCCATCAAAATCTTGGCTTGCAAAAACGCGGACGGGTCCAACACCTCACAGAAAACCTTTTTAATAGGATTCCACTGCTTATAGTTCGGGTATTTGAACAGCTGATAAAAGTCCTTGTCCGTAGAGACATTGACAATTTCACTGCACCTATCGTGAATGTTTTTCACAAGCACGGCCGTAAAGTCGTCCGCTTCTATACCGTCGGACGAAACAAAATATGCGTTGGGCAAAAGACTCTTCAAATCGTCCCTGAACTTATGTGCAATAGGGAAGAACTTTTCAAAGTCCACAGGACTAGCGTCTCTTTGAGATTTTCTCTGCCCCTTGTAAGACGACAAAATCTTATGCCTCCATAGACTCTTTTTCGTATCAACGGAGAAAATAAGATGATCGGGTTTGAATTGTTCAATGTAGCCCTTGATTGAAAACATCATCAAATGTTTCCAATACTTGAACTCAATATCAGTAGGGTCCTCATTGAAGGCCACGAATACACAACGATACAATAGGTTTGAATAGTCCACGATAAGGACCTTGCCTAGATTTTCACTGCTGCCTACGAGAACGTTATCCAATGACATATTTTCAGTCTCCTTTGTCTTTTACACGAAATTAGAAAAACCCGACGGTAATCGGGTTTCATTTTTCACAATTTTGGATAGAATTTTCTATGTCTTTTTCAAAAATTCCGTATCAAGTATGTTAACCGGTCTATTTTTGGTCACCCTATTGAATATGGCTATCTCATTCTCCGGCAAATCCTTCAAAGTGATTATGCCCTTCCTGAGCATAAGTTCCTTTCTCAATAACGAACACAGAAAATATGCGTCCACAATGTCTGAAGTCGGAGAAACACCGCTTGATTTGTTCGGCTCGGGTAAATGATTCAAATCGAGTGTGTCGCGTTTGGATTGGGTTTTGCGTTTCTCAAACGCATCATACATGCTTATTTTATCTGCGTCACCGTGGCCTGTCGCGAACTTCTTGTTTGAAAGAGGGTCATATAAACGCAACGGGATTCCCATCTTGTATATACCCATTTTCAAATACCCGACAAATTCGCCTATGTCAAAAACTATCCCATTCGCTCCGTATGCATAATCTTCCATAGATACATAATCCGCACCTTCGACGAATGAAAATATCTTTTCGGACATCCACAAAGTCAAATCATATCTATTGCCGTATTCTTTTTTATTGTAATAGTGGACCTTTATATCATCAGCATTTCTCTTGACACTGCAAAATCCCATGTAGTCGTTGTCCACGATATTCAAATCGTCGTCAAGCACAAACTTGACAAGACCCGACGAGTTCATTGAGGGGTCTATGCCGACAATTACCATATAAACCTCGATCGAAGGCCCGCGAGAACTATGGCAGCCAAAATGGGGCTAAACAAAAACAAAGACCAAAACCAATCTATCTTGCTTCTCATTCTTGAACCTTGTATGGAATAACCGAATCTTCGCCTAATATGGATTTCATTCTACTCAAGTCCATTTCAACATTAACGGGTTTGGTGGCGTTCATTGAGTGCAACGAAAGAGCCATAACATAGTCTTTTGTCTGTCTAGCCAATTCATATTCCGTCTTGGCTCTCGTGCCTACATTTATCACTCCGCTGACCCCTAACTCTATAAGTTTCTTGAACTTAGGGGCCAATACGTTTACATAGTCTGCGTTCACCACCTGACACGCCGAGGCGCCGTCTCTTGGGTATGGATTTTTCTTGAACGACGTTCGTATTATCAAGTATTTATCGGGGTCGCAAAACGCCTCTATGTATTCGTCGGCACAAAGTTTGGAAAGTGAATACCAGTTCTTTGCGTGAACAGGAACATCCGTTTCCTTTGCAGGCTTTGAAGAGAACCCATACACATAGTCTGAACTGAAGTGGACCAATTTCTTTCCGGTGACTGAACAATATCTAGCCAATTCGGCAACCGACCTGAAATTGGTCTTGAACATTACGTCCTTGTCTCCAAGATAAACTTTGGTATCTGCAACGCAGTTCACTATGGTATCATATCCCTTCAAAGCACTTTTATACGATTCCAAATCGTTGAAATCGAATTGTTTGAACTCGTCTCTATTAAGACAATCCCAACCTGTTATTTTCTTGAGCTCTTCGCCCAAAGTTCCATTTCCTAGTATCAAAGCTTTCATATCAACCTCTTACAGTTTTAGCATATCACCCAACATTCTATCTGTGTTGGGATTCTTATATTTAATGAAACAAGTCCCAGGAGTAAATGTCATCTCACCCAAGTAAACCTTGTTTCCAACTTCATAAAAATCCACCCGAACGAACTTGAACGGAGCCGCCAGTTTAGTGGCATATTCTTTCATCAAATCAAAACATTTCGGCAGCACGTCATTTGATTTCATATCAGGTCTGTTCTTAAAGTCGTTTCGACAGATGTCCACGAATTTCATGTTCATGTCGTAGTATTGCAGTCGTTTGTTAGGGCCGTGTCTATCCTGAATCAACTGCATGTATTTTGGTTGTCCGTTGAAACACAAAAATTTGTAGTCAACCAAATCCTTCTGACCCTTGGTGGAGATAAATTTTTCAGCAAAGTATCTTCTTTGGATGTATAGATAGTGAGGTTCACATGTGTTTATTCCGTGCACCACAGACCCCCAATTTTTCATTTTGGTTCTAACGTCGGTCTCGTTCAAATTATTTTTATCGGTGCATATTAAATTCTGGTTGTATGAGTTACTAGACTTTAGAACAAACTTGGACGGAAGCTCAGATAAAGAAAATTCTTCGGGAGATTCATACACTTTGATTAGGGGAACACAAATATCCTTGCCCAATTTTTCCTTGGCGTATTCACGAACACCAATTTTATCGGCACATATCGGTTTTAAGTGGTTGGACGGATCATATAATTCCAACCAAATCATCTTATCTGTAAGGGTCTTTGGGTTGGATAAGTCCAAAGACATTCCGTGTTCATCGGCTTTGGCATAAAAAATATCTTCTAAGCTATATTTCAAATTCATATCAAACACCCATTTCGTTTATTCTATTCACCATAGACAAATCTTCTTTGTTATTGTCCTTGAAAATTTCAAACCATTTCTTTTTATATTTGGACACATTAGAATCGTTTAATCCGTAAACCCTAGACCATTTCCAATTTTCGCCTTTATAGTAATCATACCACACTTTACACCTTTTTAGGTATTGTGATATATCATTTAAATACGTCCATCTATAATGATAAATACACGCTATTCCGTTATCTTCACACCCACAAGAAAAACTTTTCACTAAATCGCCTTTAAGGTTGTATGCCTTACCGTCATCACCTAAAAGCCATGAAGCACCATTCTTGTTTTCACCATCATATAATACAGCGTCCTTTGTGTCTCTTAAATAGTGCATGCTGTCTTTTACATTATCATTTACCGCACCAGCTCTTATAAACGACTTCACCTGATTGCATGGTGATCGGGTCCCGGTGTTCAGATTTTGTATGCCAGTTTTTCCGCTTATCATTCTAAAATCACGAATAACACTGGTCCCGTTTTCTATTGGAACATTAGAACCTATATCCTTCCAAGGAACCGCCAACGTGTTCCAATCAACTTTATTGTAGTTCGACAAAAATTCTTGAACGGTCTGATTCTTATTGAAATACAAATATTCGTCTGCGTCTAGCGTTATGAAATAATCGCAATCATTTAAATACAAATGTTCATAGTCCCATCTAAAATTTTGTGACCCGTTTACCTTGTGCTTAATTTTGATGACCATTACGTTATCAAACATCTGTGGTAAAGGTTCTGCGTCGGCGATTCTATCCAAAGTTACATTATTGTCAAATATGACAATCCTATCAAAACCCAAAGCATGATGATATGCGAGCCATTCTTTGTAAACCGCCAAGTTAGGCTGATATTGGACACTCACTAGATTGACTTTCATAATATCGGCGCCGCGATCATGGTTCTTTCAACGAATCCCAAATACCCAGTTCTTTAAACCGATTTACCATAGACAAATCTTCTTTGTTATTGTCCTTGAATATGACGCCCCACCTATTTTTATAGCCTTCGGCCTTTTTACCGTTCCGCGGAACATACCCTCTGTTCCAAGACCATGAATTTTTTAACAACGAGTTTTTGCCATACCAAGAATCAGACCTAGCTAGGCATTTATCTATATCGTCCGAATAAGTCCATCTATAGTGATACACACAACCATAGGTGTTTTCACCTTTAATTTCCCTATAGTCTTCCCTTGTAGCAACAGATTTGTCTAGTTTATACGCGTTTTCAAACACAATATCCACTATCATCGTTTTTCTTTCTTCAGTATAGATGTCCACATTTTTGGTCTTTTCCAAATAGTGCATGTGGTCTTTTTTCTCATCGGTGATGGCAGATGTTTTGAAAAAAGTTTTTACACCACAATCCAAACTTCTTTCACCTGTTGCTAGATTTTTAATGGAACCTGTTTTAATACCTTTAACCGAATCATCCACAACCATTCTGAAATCTGACACAACGCTTTTTCCGTGTTCTATCAGCTTATTAGAACCTATATCCTTCCAAGGGACTAACAGCATATGCCAATCCAATTCTTTATAGTTCGACAAAAATTCTTGAACGGTTTGATTTTTATTGAAATATAGATATTCGTCGCTATCCAGCACAATATAGTAATCACAATCTTTTAGATAAAGGTTTTCATAATCCCATCTAAAATTTTGCGTCCCGTTTATACGGTGTTTGATTTTTATCACAGTAACGTTATCAAACATCTGCGGCAAGGGCTCAGCGGATTTTTTGTCAGCCAAAGTTATGTTATTGTCAAATATGAAAATTTTGTCAAATCCAAGAGCGTGATGATATGTAAGCCATTCTTTATAGACGGCTGGATTTGGTTGATATTGAACACTCACTAGATTGACTTTCATTACATTTCCCACCTTCGTCCGGAAACATATCTATTGGAGCTCGACGCCTTGTTATATTTTTCGGTTTTATCCAAAACCTTATTGACTATGTTATTGTGAAGAGTCCCGTAGTTTGGATTTTTACCAACGTTGTTCTTAACAAGAGTTCCGATATAATCGTTTTCCA